ATATGCTGTAAGATGCTGGTGCACTACTACTAATCGTGAGTATTGGTTGTATGTACCAAGAGAAGCAGCATTAGGAGCTAGATGGTGGGCAACTGGAGATGAAGCAGAACAACCAGATGCTATACGTGCAATTGCCTGGACTGTACGTATAGATGTACCAGAAGAGAATGTAGAGATGATATATAGACAAGGTGATATCATTGTAGCTAAGATGAAAGACTCTGCTAAAGCTACAGAAACCACCTTTAATCCATATCATCTTTCTAAAGAACAATATTTATCATTAATGTATTCAGAAACATAATGGCAAAAGTAGCAGGAATACTAGCAATCTGTTTGTTTACACTAATGTTAATAGCAGCAGTGGCTGGTTTAATATCCATTTTTAAACAATTTAAAAAATTAGACGATTGGGAACAAAATTAATTGGTCATGTAGGAGTTGATTCAGGTCAGCTCCTACTGTGTGACCCATGTTATATAGATAGTCAATGGGAGAAAGAAGACTTTGAAGACTTCAGAACTTACCAACACAAAGACACAGGTAAAGAACTTACCTATAGAATAGATTTTAGAAACTACCAAGAACCTATTGAAATATATGGTGGTAAAAACATGAATGAATTAATTGCTACAGGTGAATGGGAAGAAATAGCAGGTACTAAAGCAATACATCCATTTAGTTATAATGCATGTGCTCATGTCACTCTATCAGAAGATGGACATGGTGAACTTAGGTTTAAACATGGAAATGAAGGTGTTGGTGTAGCATTCAGTACAGCATTTGGAGATGGAATGTATCCAGTGATAGCACACTATATGGCTGATGGTACACTAAGAAGTGTAGAAGTGTTATTTCAAAATGATGATGACGATGATATAGAAGATTAAATAACTTACTAACCTGTTACAATGAAAACCTTTTATTGGATTAGCTTCACTAAATGGAACACCTATAAATTTTTATCAGTAAAAAATGGCTACTTTTTAGCCAAAAGAATATATTATAAAGGATGGAGATGGACTCCATTCATTAAAGTATCTTATCACAAATATAAAAACACATACAATTATGGAAAAAAGTAAAAGAATTGTCCTAGGTGAAGGAGAAATCATCGGACACAAACACATTTTAGAGTCTAAAAAAGACATGAGTTATCAACAAAATGATGATAGCATAACATTTATGTTAGCTGACATGGGTATTCTTACACATGATGAACATGATAAAATGGTATTTCCTAAAGGAAACTATAAATCATACAATCAAGTGGAGTTTAATCCTTTTGATAACACAGTACAAAGAGTATTTGATTAATGAATAAAAGAGACCAAATCCAAAAAGATGCTCTCACTATAGCATTAAATAACAAAAGATGTGGGTTGGGAATATCTATGGGTGTTGGTAAAACTCTTATTGGTCTTAATTATATTGACAGTTTACAGGGGAAGAATATGGAAAAGCTTAGGGTGCTCATTGTAGCACCCAAGCTCTCTATATTTGATAGCTGGACAAATGATGCAGATAAATTTAAGATTGATATAACTAACGTAGAGTTTACTACATATTTATCTCTGAACAAATATGATCCACAAGTTTTTGATATAGTGGTTCTTGATGAATGTCATAGTTTACTAGACTCTCACTTAAACTTCTTAGGACATTTTACAGGTAGAATATTGGGTTTGACTGGTACTCCTCCTAGATATGAAAATTCAGCAAAAGGTAGAATGGTAACACAATTCTGTCCAATGAAGTTTAGTTATATTACAGATGATGCCGTAGCAGATGATATTCTAAATGATTATAGAATCATAGTACATAAAATGAGTTTATCAAATAGTAACAATCTTCTTATTAAGCTTAAAGATAAAGAATTTTATACATCAGAAACCAAAAATTATAATTATTGGAGTGAACGTGTGTATGAAGCTAATAGTCCTAAGCAAAGACAGATAACTTCTATTATGAGGATGAGAGCTTTAATGGATTTTAGAACAAAAGAAAACTATGCTAAAAATCTTTTAAATGATATTGATGAAAAGTGTATACTATTTTGTAACACACAAGATCAAGCAGATAGAACGTGTAGTAATTCCTTCCACTCTAAAAATTCTGAAGCAGACGATAATTTACAGAACTTTAAAGATGGTGTTATAGAAAAACTATCTTGTGTTATGCAACTCAATGAGGGTGTGAACATACCAGAACTTAGAGCAGGTATAATTATGCATGCATATGGTAATGAAAGAAAGAGTAATCAACGTATAGGTAGACTTTTAAGACTTAATCCTAATGAAACAGCTACAGTGCATATACTTTGTTATAAAAACACTGTAGATGAAAAATGGGTGGAAGAAGCACTTAAAGATCTAGACAATAAAAAAATTAAATACTTTGACGTAGATGAATCACTTTAATGGTAAATATAGAAAAGAAAGAGGACTTCTAAAACCAATAACTATAGCTGATATGAAACAATATGAAAAGTTTGTTTCTAATCTAGCAGATGGAACTATTGTAGAATTCTTTTATGAAGAACAACATGATGATGGTACACTACCACAGCTGGCCAAACTTCATGTAATGCTTAAACATTTGTCTACACATATTGGTGAGACAGTGGAGAATATGAAATTATTAGTAAAAGACAGAGCAGGATTATGTATAGCAAGAGAAGTGTCAGGTAAAGAATACTTTCTAGCCAAATCATTTGCTGACTGTTCTAGGGACGAGTTGTCCCTAGCAATACAGGCAGCAATAGAAATTGGAGAACAAGTTGGGTTTATTCTTGGATAGAAGCCATTGCTTCAGCCATGTCAGCTTCATAAGACTCTCCTTGTTCATCAGCTTTTTGTTCAACATCACGTAACAAAACAGATAGAGTAGTTAGTGCTACCATCCACTCTTCAGTGAATTCATAAGTATTATCTTTAGATTTAAGTTCAGCTTGTTTTTTATATTCATCAAGTTGTTCTTGTTTTAAATCTTTAACTAGAAATAAAATAACTTTTTGAATTTGTTGTAAGAATCCTGTGCCTATTCCTATTTGAATAATAGCATCTTTTTTAATCATTTTTACTTTGTCCATAAATAATATTTTGTAACAAATTTAATACACTTTTTGTGACAGAACAAATAAATCTTGAAGAAATAAAACTGAAGCTAGTAGAACGTCTCAAACCGTCAGGCTGGGCTTACAAGCTTAAAGGTTTTGTTCAAAGCTCAGACTTTGATAAAATCTTACAAACCTTATATAAACTAAGAGAAGACGGTAAGAGATTTACTCCTCCTCTTAAACAAGTATTTAGGGCATTTGAAGAGTGCCCACACGATAAACTTAAAGTGATAATAATAGGACAAGATCCATATCCACATTTAGGTGTTGCAGATGGATTAGCATTCTCATGTGGTAATACAGATAAGGCACAACCAAGCCTCAAGAACATATTTGAAGCTGTAGAAAAAACAATACACCAAGAATGGCCAACTTATCAAGATCCAAGTCTAGTTAGATGGGCTAACCAGGGTGTACTCTTATTAAATTCAGCTCTCACCTGCCAGGTAGATAAAGTAGGAAGCCACTACAATGTATGGAAAGAGTTTATTGCATACATTATGGACATACTTAATTATACAGATTCAGGACTAATATTTGTCCTAATGGGTAAACAAGCACAAGAACTTGAAAGTATGATTGGTGAACACCATCATATAATTAAAGTGAGTCATCCAGCCTCAGCTGCTTATACAAAGACAGTGTGGGATTGTGGTGATTTATTCAACGAATGTAACAAAATTATTAACGGACAAAATGGTCCAACATTTAAAATCAATTGGTAAAATGGCAATCAACAAAGTAGACTTGACAGTCTCTCAATTAGTAAATGACCTTAATGAAGGTTACACATGGCTTAAGAAAGATGATCTTAGCTATGGATCTATAGAAGAAAAGTATGGGGCTAATCCTCAGCAGATATCTGCTATTAGAAAACATCCTGCTCTTAAAAATGCAGAGACTACTTTTACAATCTTTAACATTATAGACGACACTAAAAAAGAATCACATTCTGATCAAGTAATTGATGTTATGAATAAAACTAAACAAGTAGAAACAATAGAAACTGTTTCTGAAGCAGCCGACATCTTTGCCAACCTTTAATCAACCACACTTAGACATGGCAAGACAATTAAATAGACCTAGTCCATCTCATAGTGCTACATCATTTGCTGTAGGTACACAAGCTGTAGGTAATGATGGCAGATGGTGGAAAGTAACAGCTAATAATGCAGGTATTCAAAGATGGGTACCAGACCCTAGTGCTGGAAAAACAACACCTGCACAGCAACCAAGTATACAACAACCAATAACAACAATTAAAAAACCCCTTAACATGGCAAAGGCAACAAAGTCTATCACTAAGAAGACTACTCAAGAAGTGAGACAAATTGAAACTTCCTTAATTAACAAGGAAGAAGTATTTAAGATGCTAGCATTAGCAGAAGCTACAGGATTACCATTATTATTAATAGGTGAGCCAGGTGTAGCAAAGACAAAAACTATTATAGAATATGCTAAGGCATGGTTGAACAAGGATGGTAAGATGACAGCTGAAGATTTTCAAAACAAAATGTACATCTTAGAGACTGACGAGGGTACTAAAGCATCAGAAATTAAGGGTATGCCTGATTTAGGTAAGTTATTCACTGAGAATATATATGAAGTTAATGCTCCTGTAGCAGAAGCTGACATTGTAATCATCAACGAGGTGGATAAAGCTAGCTCAGCTATTAGAAATGCTATGTTAGGTGTAATGAACGAGAAGTTCTTGTTTAATGGTAAGAATAAAATCCCATGTAAATGGAAATTGTTCATTGCTACATGTAATGAAATACCTAAAGATGAGAAAGACAGTCCGTTCTGGGACAGATTTATGTTGAAGATGACTGTAAACAGAGTTTCTGCAGGTGATATGTCTAAGTATTATGCTAAGGGTGCACGTAACTATAAAGAAAGCTTTAAGATTGGTATTCCTAATCAAGCTGAATTAGACACTGTAGAAATACCTTCTAACAAATTAGATAAGTATTTGGAAGTGGGTTATCAACACAGCTCAGATCGTACTCTAACTTTTGTACCTAAGCTTACTAAAGCTGTAAGTTATGTATGGGATATTAGTGTAGATAAAGCTCTTGTAAAGACAGCTCAGATTATGATTAATCAAACAGCAGGTTCAGAATTACAGAACAAGCTAATGAGTCCAGAGATTAAAGCTGTGATGAGTAAGGTGGAAATGCTACACTCTCATAGTAATAATGAGGCTCTTGAGTTAGCTGTAGCTGAAATAGAAAGCTTGATTAATACATATGCATCTAGAGGTGTAATGGATACAGGTCAAGTGGAAGAAATAGAATCTACTATGCAGTTTATTCTTCAGAACCATCCAGCTCGTGCTGACTATCAAACATCAGAAGAATTTGATGAAATGGTTGATTCTGTAGAAAATCCATTTTAATAATTAGGGGGTGCTAATATTTAGTACCCCCAATTTTAAATAAACTAATTATGGCAAGTCAAAAAAGTTATAAGAATGTATATACCATTCTTGAGAAAGTAAAAAAAGGAGAAATCAAATCCTATTATAAAGATGATGAAGGTTTATTTGGAAAAATTAACTTTTATAAGAAACCAGATCTTATCAAACCTTATATGCATTATATAGATGAATGGAGGCTTGAGAATATTATGGACACTCATATGAAAGATACTAAAGCAGTAAGTGAAAACTATAACAAGTTTGCTAAAACCACTGACTTTAAAAAGATTGATCCAAAACAACAACCTGATCAACAAGCATTCTATCAAAAGTTTCAGGAGAACTATAGAAAGTTTCCTAAACATATGGCTAAAGACATCTTCAAGATGTATTATAATCCTATAGATAAGCTTGATTTTGAAGACAGGGACGAGAAGAACCACACTAAGTTTAAATTCTTAGAAAGGGCTAATAATCCTGTAGGTAAGATTATGTCAGAACATAGCAATCTAAAGTCTGCTATATATGCACGTAACATTCTATCTTATTTTATCACCCGTATGACTATTATGGATTTTGTAGATCCAAATACATCTGAAGATATTAAAAACGGATTGAATGGTCAATCTGATTTTGATAATGATGGTGTAGATCAAGCTATGAATGATATGATGGATAGTAAGCAAGGTAAAAGTATGCTAGATGATGCTATGCAAAAAGCCCAAGATTTGTGTAAACAAATGGATGATGCAATGGACGGAGATGTTCAAGATCAAATGTTTGAGAATGCTAATAAACCAGACGGTGATGGAGGAATGGCAGGTAAACTTAGTCCTGACTTCATGAGACAAATAGCAGCCAGACTTGAGAATATCAATCTCTCTATGGGAAGTTTGAAAGAAAAGATTAAGAAATTACTAGATAAATCTGTTAGTTATTTTAGTGCTAATCAAACCACTGAGTATGAAGACTTGTTTAATAGTGATAACATAGCTGGGCTAGAGGATTATGAACTATTACATCCAAAACTCAGAAAGATATTTGCTGAAGATCTGCAAGTAAAAAACACCAAAAAAGTAGGTAAGATTGATCTCTATATAGATGTATCAGGATCTATGTCTTCTAATTGTGGTGTAAGAAATAGTAATGGAGATAATATAAGTAAAATAGATTTCTGTAAAGCATTTGCTGCCAAACTAAAAGGTATGGACATGCTTAATGAAATTTATACATTTGATAATAGAGTGAAACATCGTAAGAATGACATCATATCTATATCTATGTTAGATTGTGGTGGTGGTACTACTATTGATAATGCTATACAAAGTATAGAAAAGAATGGTGTTAATGCATTAGTAATTACAGATGCTGAAGATAATTGTTCTATTTATTCTGATAAAGCATTCTTCATTGGTGTAGACGGAGCAAGATTCAATTACTTCAATGAGAATATCATCAAAGAATATGCTACTAAAGGTCAGGCTGTAGTATTTAATGGTGAAGCCATACACAAAGTGGATGAGTTCGGAGAGATAGTGAAATAAAAATAGGGCCTCTATTAACATAGGGGCCCTTTTTCTTTGTTATTAACAGAAGGGAGTTGTTAACAACTATATGAGAGGGTTAGCTTTTCTTGCTGTCTAAATAACTTATTACAAATCCAATAGCCACTAATATATTCATACCTATAGAAGCTATTAATTCATACATATCATCATAGATGTTTAGACTTAGATGAATATGTCCAACTATCCAAAATGGTATAGCTAAGTTTTGACTTATCCATACAATTAAATACTTGATAAAATATTTCATCGTCCTTGTCCTATGTAAGCTTTTGGTCTAGGATTGTGTTTGTTAAATGCTTTTTTAGCACGTCCTTTCTTTCTTTTACCAAATGTTACTTTTCTAGTGTCTCCTAAAGATTTTGCCATTGTTATTATTATAATATATCAAAAATACCTCAAATTACAAAATATTAATAAGTTTCCCCATCTAACACATACCATGTTCCAAGTATATTGTTCACTGTAACTATTCCTGCAATTCTTATTTCTTGAAGTTGAGTATTATATCTTTTGTATATAGATGTGCTACTACTACCACCATCAAGTTTGAGGGGATGATTTGTATTAGTATTAATAATTGTAATAGATTGCCCTAAAAAATTATTACCTAATGGCATTTTTAGTTTATAGTATTCAGCATCATCAGCAACAACATAATATATACCAGCATGAGGAAGTTGAATATTTCCACCATTTAAATCATAAGATGTACCATCTGTTATATTAGTTATAACAGGATAACTAGATTTTAAATACCAAAATTCTCCATTTGACAAAAAAGTGTATGTAGAATTTACAGGAATGATGTCTAGGTATCTAATAGTTGATTGTGTTTTTGTATTGTATATAGGCAACCATGCATCAAAAGTAGCTGCTGAAGTCCATGAAGTTAAATTTATAAAAAAATCTGAATTATTTATAATTGTTATTTCCTGTCCATTATGATCCACTGGATTAGGCCATTCTATAAATGAAGCTTTATCACCAGTATTAGTTTTTACAGTGTATATACCATTTGTTTTAATAGTATATGAAACATTAGTACCTGCTACAACTAAATCAATATCATATGTAGGTTGTGCTGTAGGAGGAGTGCAATACCATTTGTTTCCTCCACTATCATTATATTTTTTAAATATATACATCATATTCCAAGGAATATTTGAGACAGCTTTTTCACTTCCTTGATAAAATGGATAAAATGATTCGGTATCTATTGCAGCTGATAAACCATTACTTGTATCTTTATTTATAATAACTATCTCATCTCCATCAACAAAACTACTAGGATCTGGAAAAAATATTTTATTAACTGTAGCTGAATAATCAGTTCCTATACTTACAAAATAAACACCCTTCGTAGATATTGAATAATTTCCATAATTTAAATCTATATTTGTAATTGTAGGAGTAGATCCACCTGGTATATCTACTTGTACAAGACCAGAACTAACTAATGTTGCTGTAACACCAGCTCCAGTAAAATTTATAGCTCTAGTATCATCTTCTACACTTACTCCTTCATCTAGTACTGCTATAGGCCCACCTCCTCCACCTGTTGGCATAGCTATTAAGTCACTGTCTGCAACATCATTTTGATACCAATATTTAGCAGGTGTTCCTGCAATAATAAGTGTCACTTCTAATCCTTTAAGTCTTACACCTGCAGGTATATAAGCATTAGCAGCAGCTTTAGCAGCAGTTGCATTTGCTCCTGTAAAAGGACCTGCCCATTCATGTAAGAGAACAGGATTATTTGTTTGTACACTAGCTGGTAATTGAAATGCCATATTAAATATAAGTTATTCTTATTGTAATTGCTGGATTATAAGGAATTGCATTAGTATAATTATATAAATTATAAGTTCTTGCATTGCCTGCAAAATCATTAACTGATAAACTACTAGCTGCAAAATTTGATGTTAAATCAACATTCTGTGTTATATCTGTAGCACTACTTAATGAATAAGTATTATTCATAGCTACCAACCATCTTCTGTTAGTTGTACCTGATGAGAATGTAAAAGGATTAACACCATCATTAGCAAACTTTCTAGAAGGAAGAGCTCTTATAGCTGCAGAATTTATTGTTGTTGCAACATTTATTTCTCCATAAAATATAAGAGGAGATAAATTAATAGAATATGTAGCTGTAGTAGTTTGAAAAGAATCAACAACTTGCACTCTATATATTATACTTGTAGTTGTACTAGTTGCCTGTGTATTACTTACTGAAGCAAACGATCCAGAAGATCCGGATATTGAATAAGAAGTACCAATTGTAGTATAGGAACCACTATTTACACTCACTGAATATGTATAAGAAGATACTGGTACATTTGCACTATTTCTTGTCCAAGATCCCTGAAGAGATGATGGAGTGTTACCCCATTCTCTATTTGTATTAGTTTCAGGAGAAGTAATTCCACTAGCAGCAGGTGCAGAAAAACTTATACTTGGAGCTACGTAAGAAGCAGGAGTTATATTTAATGTAGCTGTTGCTGTACCACCGGCTGTATCAACCACTATATATCTATAATTAAAAGGTTGAGTGTTAAATGCACTATCTGTAAGAGAATGTGTATAAGTAGTGAGAGCTGTGTTTGTTGATAACACTGTCCAAGATCCTGTATTGTTTCTTCTCCATTCTAAAGACACTGTAGATACACTTGCTCCTAAAGAGTTAATTGTCTTAGTAAAGTTAAGAACATTAGATATAGCAGTTTGATTAAATGCTATAGTGGTAGAAGATGTTAATGTAAGTGTAGGAGCAAGAGCTTCTTGAGCAAGAAGAGTTACCACTGCTTGAGAACTTAATCCATTAGATGGTATTGTTTGTCCTGTAGTATATCTACCTAAAGTTTTACCCCCAGATAAAGAAACTATTATATCAGAATTAAATAAACCACTTGAAGGAATAGTTTGTATTTTAAGTTTACCATTGGTATCAGATATTACCATTTGGTCTGCTCCACCTGTTGCAAGATTATTAACTGTTATAGCACCTGTGCCACCAGTTATTTTAAATCTTTCTGTAAGAGTTTGTAATGTACTTCCTGAAGTAAGAGCTGTAGATGTTTTTATAATAAAATCTCCAGGTGTACCTGTGCCAGTACCTCTACCTGCATTAAGTGTAAAATTAGATCCAACTATATCAGTTCCAGTTCCAGATGGTGCATACAAAGCAAGATTAGCAGAACTTGGTACTGTTACAAAAGGTCCAGCTCCAAAATAAAAATCATTAATATAACTAGCATAATTATATCCACCTCCAATCATTGCATAATTACTAGTTAATCCTGATAATACAGTGGCTGCATTATTAAGTTCATAACCACCACCCCCTATCAAATGTAATGTATAACTAGTATTAGAAGGAATACTAACAGAATCTGTCATACCCATATGAGTATTAAAAGATCCTGTGGTTATACCACTACCAGAGTTTCTACCTATATGCACAGAACTAGTACCACCAGATGTATATGTACCACCTGCATTACGTCCAACTGCTACCAAACTTGTACCTCCTGCAGCTAATAAATTATTACCTGCTATAGACCCTATTATTACAGAATCACCTCCTGTATGTAAACCACCTACAGTATCACCATTAGCTCCAATTCTAATTTGTGTAGCATTATTAGGATGGGTAAAATTTAATTTACCTGATATGTTTTCATTACCGTTTACATCTAATTTATATCCAGGAGTAGCTGTTCCTATACCAAGTCTACTATTAACGTTATCCCAATATAAATTAGTATTACTACTTAATACAGATGTACCACTCCAAAAAGCTACTCTTGTAGCTACACCAGTTCCTGTAATATTTCCATTACTTACACCTCCTCCTATACCAACACCCCATTCTACATCATAATCTGCATTAGAACTTTTTCTCAACACTTGTCCTGTGGTGCCTCCTTCAGGAACTCCATTACCCATTTGGTCATCTATATATTTTCCATTAGTGAGTTCTTTTCTACTAGCCATTAAGGTATTGTTACAATGTAATAATCTATAGGTCCTGTTACAGTGATGTAAAGTTGATGACCGGCATCAATTTGAATTGTAGAATCTCTTATATAAGCTTCTCCTTGTTTTAATCTCATAGGAGCTGCAGATATAGAAATATCAGTGCCAGCAGCATCTCTAATATATAAAGCAATAAAGTTTGTTTCAGGATGTTTGCTAACAATATTAACACTCTGAACTGTAGCAACTGAACTGTTAAATGGTAATAAAATACTGCTGTTAATTTTTCCTTTATATATTGGCATCAGTTATCATGATTTAAGATAATACTCCACCTCTCCATTTACCATTGATAGAAACAAATTGATAATAAGTAAGTGTAGCTATACCTGCAGCACTTATAAGAGTAGTTGTTCCTTTACTATATGGTGAATTGGTAGCACTAACTGTTTGAGTGCCAGCACTAGTATTAATAATTGTTATAGACATTCCATTCATAAGTGCTGGATCAGGAAATGTAAGAGTATTACCAACTCCTGTAATTTCATATACTCCCATACCAACAATAGTATAAGCAGCAGAAGTTGTTGATATACTAAAAGTAGGTTGTTTATCTAAAGCAAGTATCTTAACCTTCTTTAATAACCATTGTAAACTTTGATATATTCCTTGTGGATATTGTGCCATTATTTTATATTTTAGCTAATTGAAAGTGCATAGGATCTGTTCTACCTGACCAAAGACCACCCCAATCAAACCCTGCATCTGTAAAACATTTTATAAACTCAGGACTTAATGTACCTTTTGTATTTAACCCATTCCAAGCAGCATTAACATCTATTGCTATTCCCCAAGAGTGTAAGCTCATTGAGCCAAGTCCTCTTTTCTTTCTAATGTTAAAGCAACCATCAAATGTTTTTAGCTCAGAAGTTTTCCCTCTAGCTGTAAGATTTGTAAATGCTTGTGTAAGAGGAACAATCATGTCCTTGTTACAATAGAGCTTCTTAGGGATAGCTCCCACTTCTAAGTAACCAGGAACATCCCATACAACCATACTAGATTCTTTTGTAGGATCTCCGTATTTCTTAAGAGCTTGTGCTGATGTGACCATTATTTATGTAATTTAATTTTCCAAAATGCTTGTATACCATAAAATAAGTTACCATTCTGTTCTATAGAAAGTGTAGGGCCAAACATAACATCTTGCTTGTTTTTATACATCAGTCCTAGATTAATCTTATTTATAAGATCTTCTTTAACTCCCCCTATTCCCATTCCTATATAAACCTGTCCTTTCTTAGGTGCAGGAATAATAATAGTGTTTGTTATTACAGGATAGTGAAGATTGTAGTGGGTAGTCCTACTAACTATTTGATTCTTACTCACAGTGTCTGTAATATATACATGACCTATTGAGTCTATCTTAATACTATCATTATGTATATTCTTAGCTAATAGCTCTCTAACTAAAAGCTCATATTGCTTTATTAATAAAGTCATACTAGATGTATCAGGTAGATACTCAGTGTTCCATCTATCAATAGGCACAGCATAAGGAATAGTTTTTATAAGCTGAGGCTTACTAGTAACAGTGCTATCATGATGTACCCAAACTGTATCTCTAAGTATTTTAATACCTCCACCATCTATTGTCTTTCCCTTACATGTTCTTAATAGTATGATTACTAACAGTATAAGAATAAAAATGTTTACAATATTTTTTGTTATCTTTTCCATATTTATATATTGTATTCTTCTTTTTCTTGTACATAAACAGATTCTTCAGCAAAGAAATTAGTTAACACTTTACCTACGACACCTATAATTAAAGATGTTATAGCTAAACTTTTGTTGTCTAAAAACATAGAAGACATAGATGTAATGGAAAATACACCAAGCAAACTATCACCTATCTTCCTCATCTTGTTAGGAGTGGGAGCCCAGTATGACTTCACACTGAATTTAGTTACTTTCTTACGTCTAGGTTTTATTCTTGTTACCATAATTGTCTACTATAATTCAGTTTTAGGTATATATTTAGTTATATCAAAAATTTCTTCATGTTTAAAATACCTATCAGCATATAAATAATCTTTAGATTTTGTTTCTTGATCATTCATTGCTACAGATACAGGTATTTTAAATACTTGATGATCAAGCATTTGTACATCACGTTTAAGTTGTTGAATTTCAGTCTTATCTACATTAGACTGAGCCAATAACATTTTAACGTCACTTCTCATTTCAGTTACATCCCTCCAAATAAGGGTTGCTAGAATTGTAACTAATGCTGGGAACACATAGATTTTCAATGTGTTAGCCACAGATTGTTTGGGTGTCGGATTTACACTCATTTCGATAAATTAAAAATAATAACATAAAAATATAAATAGTTTGAAGAAAAGGTTATAAATTTGTAACCCTTTCCTACATTATAATATACAAAAATTTCAAGAACAAACCTAAAAATTTATGAATCCAGCAGAGTATAAAAAAAAGGCAGAACATGATCTTATTACAGAATTTATTAATAGATTTTACGATAAGATAGGTTACTATCCTACAGTGGTTACAAATCATAGAATTACAGATGATGGAATTATTACGTTAACACTTCCAGAACTAGAAAAGTATTTTGAACCACATCTACCTACTTTTTATAATAAAAAAACAAAATTACAATCTAAAGATAGAAATAGACCTCTTGTAGAACTTAGATGTATATTTTTCTTTATAGCTAGATCTATGAGATATAATCTTAAGCAATTAGGTATTTATATGGGAGGTAGAGATCATACTACAGTAATTCATGGTATAAATACATTTAGAAATTTATATGAAACAGACCCTTTATTTAAAGATAAATACTATTTAATCATTAATCAAATAAAAAAAGACTATGAGCCATCAACACTGGGCACCATTGATCAAATGGAATGTTAGTCCTAACCAAATTTACTTTTTAGATTGCTGTAGATCTAACATTAAACCAACTAGCATTATTAATCAAGAACCTGAAAAAATTATATGCCAAGCTAAAGGACTAATAGATGATAAAGGTAATCTTACTAATAAAGGAGCTATGATACTTAATGAATATGAAACATTTATAGTTAAAACAAAAAAGAAAGTAGCTTCAGAAGTATTAGGATCTGACATGAATGAACGTATTAATGAGTATAGAGAAATTTTTCCAGCTAAAAGATTACCTTCTGGAGAATTAGCCAGACAATCTGTAAGTGAATTAAAAGAAAAGTTTGTATGGTTCTTTAAAAATTATCCTGAGTATGATTGGGATTTAGTATTAGATGCTGCTGATGATTATAATAAATTGTTCAAGATGAAAAATTATCAATATATGGCAACAAGTAGTTACTTTATAAAAAAAATGAATTCCCAAAAAGAAGTGACATCAAAACTTGCAGACCATTGTCAGCAAATACTTGATGAATTAGAAAATCAAAAAAATAAAATATGACAATACGTGAAAAAATAATACATAGCTTTTTAATTTCAATTTTATTTAGTTTAGTTAATTGGTTTATAATTAAAACTTTTATAATTAATGTAACAATTCTAAAATATATTTTTATAGAAATTGTCTTGATTATATCAATAAAATTGTTTAAATTTACAAAACTAAAACTAGGAATAAACTAATGAACATTTTAAATCTCCCACAGAAAGATAGACCCTTTGGTATTAAGACTTATGTTGAAATTCTAGAAGAAGGTTTACAGTATATAAAAGATAGACAATCCGGAAAAATTAAATCATTAAGCCTGCCATGGACAGGAATAAATAATGCAGGAGTTGCAGGACTAGAATGGGGATCAATGCTAACAATAGGTGCAAGACCTGGGTCAGGAAAAACAATGTTTGTTAGTCAAATACTAAGAGAATCTAAGTATCTCAATCCAACACAAGATTTCAACATTTTAGAATTTCAATTTGAAATGGGTGCTAAACAAACAGCATCTAGAGACTTTGCATCTCAAGTGGGGCTTGACTATAATCAAGTGTTATCTACTACTAAACAAGTGGATGACTTCTCTATCAAAATGATGGAAAACTATTTAAATGACACTAGAGTATTTCATAAACATGGTAACTATAGATGTCAAATTAATGAACCTATCACTGTAAAACAAATGGAAGAAGCCATCTATAAATCCTATGAAGGACTTGGAGGCAAACCATTAATTGTAACTATAGATCATAGCTGGTTAATTAAAAAAGATGTAACAGAAAAAGAAAAGATTAGCACCCTTTATAACACTGTAGAAATGTTAATGAAAGTAAAGAACAAACTTCCTATTATAGTTTTTATGATTTCTCAACTTAATAGGAGTATAGATGAACCATCAAGAAAAACTCCAGGCACCGTAGGTAACTATCCTACTAGCTCAGATATCTTTGGTGGTGATGCATTACAACAAGGTAGTGACATGGTATTAGTTCTCACCAGACCGTTCAAAGCTGACATAGAAATTTATGGACGTAAAGAATATCCTTGTAAAACTGATGATGTATTTGCTCATATATTAAAATCTAGAAATAGTGCAGATGATACTAACTTAATATTTCTTAAAGCTGAGTTTGCAAAACAAAGAATGGTAGAAGTGGGAGAACCTACAGCTAACAATCCAACAGGACAACCTGCACAAAGAAGAACAGCAAACAGATTTGCTAATATAAATGGACCAACAATTTAACAATAACAATTAAAACAAAACACAATGTCAATCATGCACAGTATGTCCGAAGAAGAAAGGACAAAATACAAAGCTCAAAAAACAAAAGAAATGAGAGATTTCAATGCTGAAATTATTGCTGACTTAGAAATAAGTCAATTTGATTTCAACATGAAAACTCAGTTCTACGATGAACAAAGAAGACTAGTAGTAGGAATCTTTCCATCAGAGTTTAAAAAAACAAAAGGATTTTTCTTTGAGCTTATTGACTCAGATTTAAATCCAACAGATTCAGAAAGAAAAGTGTATAGGGTGCCACCTACACCATCTTTTGAAGAAGAGTATGAACTTAATGCCAAAGGTTCTTATTTAGTTCCAATTGAAGAACTTAAAGTGGTACATAGAAGTTCTGTAGCTATTAGTAAAATGTCAGCTTTTACAGGAACTGTAGACTCAGTTTTTAAGATAACAGAAAAAGCACGAGAAAATACAGCTAACATTCCTAATGCTCCTTCTCCTATGGAAGATGCACCGTATGCTGATATGACTATTAGAGATTACTATGCCATCTCTACTAACAAACCAGTTAGTGCTAAGAACTGGTTAAATGAACTTATAAAAAGTAAATAAAAACAACCACATATGGCACAAGGTGTATTAATCATTGCAGAGTCCGGTGCTGGAAAGTCTACCAGCATTGAGACATTAGATCCCAAAGAGACATTTATTATTAACGTAGCTAACAAGCCTCTTCCTTTTAAAGGATGGAAAAAGAAGTATACATTATGGAGTAAAGAATCTCCAAATGGTAATATGTATGACAAATCTAATCCTGAAAGTATAGAAGCTTGTGTTAAATATGTTAGTGAAAAACGTCCTGAGATCAAAAACATAATTATAGACGACTTTCAGTACATGAGTTCCTTTGAATTCTTTGACAAAGCTAATGAGAAAGGTTATGAAAAATTCACACAGATAGGTGCACACCTAGCTAGAATTGCTCGTATGCCTAAAGACATGAGAGAAGATTTGCTCATCTTCTTTCTAACTCATGCAGAAGAAGCTACTGATATGGAAGGTAAACGTAGATTGAAAGCAAAAACTATTGGTAAAATGGTTGATGAAAAACTAACTTTGGAAGGACTTTTTTCCATAGTTTTGTTTGGAAAAGCCAAGAGAAACAAAGACGGAGATATTAGATATGTATTTGAAACCCAAACCAACGGTGAGAATACATGCAAAAGTCCACGTGGAATGTTTCCCACTTTAGAAGTAGCTAATGATTTACAACTAGTAGTGAAAGCTATTAAAGATTATGAAAATTAAAACCCATTTATTAATTTAAAAAACAAAACACATGTTCAAAACAGAAGGACAAGATGTCAAGGGAGGAGGATTAGGAAAATCCTTTGAACCCGGAGTAGTATTGGCACACATTTATGGTGCTCAAGTAAGAACGGCTAAAACTGGTAAAAAATCTTTAGAGATTACACTAGAAGGTCCAGCAATACCTAACTTTGAAGGTTGGGCTATTGATAGAGAAGACCCAGAAGGTGAAAAGTACAAAGGCCAAACAGCACGAGTTAGTGCAAGTATTTACATTGCTGACTTTAACAGTGATGATGTAAATAAAAATGAGATTCTTAGCAAGATTATTATGATTGCTAATGAGTTAGGACTTAGAAAAGAAATTGATAACCTATCTAAAGATGCAAGTATTACATCCATTGAGCAGTGGGTAGAGAAAGCAGTGAACATCTTAAAAGAAAAAGATATGTATTGGTTCCTAGCAGGTAAGGAAGATGAATATAATGGAAAAGTGATTGTAAGATTGTCTCTTCCTAAATACAAATTCTGTTCTTCTGATGAAACCAAAATGAACAAGTTTGATAAAACTAATAAATATCATTTCACTCCATTAGCATCTAAACCAGTTAGTGGTTTTGAACCAGTGAATGATGATTTTAATATTTAATTTCCAGTTTTAGTTTATAGTCGGGGGGATGTTTCTACATCTCCCCTTTATTTTTTTAAATTTTTATTTATGTTTAACACAAAAGATCTAGTACATGATATAAAAGATGTACCAGTTACATGGATATTTGAACATTTCTGTGTACTTAAAGAAAAACTAAATGGACAAGATGTAAAGTTTAAATCTATATTTAATCCTGGTGAACGTACACCTAGTATGTGTATTTATACTGATACTCACAATGTTTACAGGTATAAAGATTTCTCTACAGGTAAAGGTGGTAGTGCTATAGATTTAGTAAAAGAAATGACACATCTATCATTTCATAAAACTTGTCAGTTTATTATAGAAACATATAATGATTTTGTTCTGCATAATAATGGAGGTTATGACATAGAAAAATTTCAAAGAGCATCTAAATATAGAGTGACTAGTTATAATATAAGAAACTGGAGTAGCCAAGATCAATATTTCTGGACACAGTTTAATATTGGATCTAAACTTCTTGATGCTCACATTGTGAAACCACTAGAAAGTTATTGTATGACCAAGGACGGTAATGAACTTTGTATAAAAGGACTTTATTTATATGGTTATTTCAAAGAAGATGGTACTCTCTATAAAATCTATCAGCCAAAGACTCTTGATAAAAAGTTTATTAAGGTGACTGATTACATCCAAGGCTGGGATCAATTACAAAATCGTAAGCATTTACTAATTACATCTAGTCTTAAAGATATAATGTCTATTAAGTCACTCAAACTTGATCTAGATGTTATAGCTCCTGATAGTGAGAACACTATGCTTAAGAAAGATGTAATGGAAGAGCTTAAAAAAAAGTATGAAAAGATTATTGTAATGTTTGATTTTGACCAAGCAGGTATAGAATCTATGAAATCTTACAAAGAAAAATATTCCTTTATAGAAATTACAGTGCTTCCTATGAGTAAGGATGTATCTGACTCAATTAAAGATTCAGGAGCTAAAGAAGTTCGTAACAGATTAGTTCCTATCTTAGATAAAAAATTAAGCAATGGCTAAAAATAAACGAGTACTAACCCCAAAGACTAGAAATGCAGGCAGTTTAACAGAGTCTGCATTTTGGTCTTTTATACGTAGTGCTTTAAGACAGAAATCAAGATTTTGGAAACCTATTACACAATGTAAAATGAAAGCTCGTAGAACCTATAAAGGTCCTCTTAAGAGACAGAAATTTGAATATCAGTGTAAAGAGTGTTCTAATTGGTTTCCTGACAAGAAAATTAATGTTGACCACATAATACCAGCTGGTACATTAAGGTGTGCTAATGACCTCCCAGGCTTTGTAGAGAGGTTATTCTGTGAGGTGGATAATCTACAGGTGCTTTGTGAGACCTGCCACAATAAAAAAACACAAGATGAAAAGTCCAAAAGATAAACAGGACCTTATAGAAATTGTAATGGATCAAATCAGATTAGATGTTCACTGTGGAGATTCAGAAGCCATAGAAGAACTACTTGGGTTCTTACCTAATGTAAATTTAATAGAATATTTACCAGAAGAAGACTGGAAACAATTTAAACACTTAAGAAATGCCTAGTTTACACGACACCCTAATGGGTAGAAAACTTATAGAAGGTACACTACCAGAAATTGCTAGACAATTAGAACGTATAGCAGATACTTTAGAAAAAAACCAGAAACCAGATCAAACCAGAACATCATTTGAAACTTACATTAATAACTATCCTAATGATGCAGATTTAGGAAAAAAAATTAGACAATTATGGCAGACGAAATAAAACAAGACATGGAACCTGAGTTAACATTAAAGCTCGTTATAGAATTCCTTGAATATGAGGAAGCACTGACAACAGATAAAGCAACAGCATCAAGAATTAGAACACTTTTAAAAATTATGAAAGTATGGAACTAGAAGATATTATGCAAGAATCTATAGAAATAATGGAAAAAGACTTTTATAGCAAACCCTTTAATTTTTCTTATAGTAGCTTAAACAAATTATTATGGAACCCACAGGCTTTCTATCAAATGTATGTCCTTGGTAACAGGGAAGAAAAGACAGAAAGTTATCTAGTAAATGGTAAAATAATACATGCTCTCCTACTAGAAGCAGATAAGTTTAATGATCAGTTTATAGTAAGCCCTGCTAATCTACCCACTGGAAATACAAGAACTGTTATAGACAGAGTGTTTAGTCATGCTACAGAACTACATGCTAATGGTGATCAAAGAACAGAGTTGACAGAATTTAGTGATGCTGTATTAGATGTTTTAAAAGATATTAATTTACATCAGGCACTAAAAACAGACCAGCAGAGAATAGATAAGATGTATACATCTGAAGCTATGAACTATTGGGACTTTCTTAAATCTAAGGGTAACAAAACTCTTATAGATCAAGACAACTATGACTTCTGTAAAACAGGTGTGGATCTTATTAAGATGAATAAACAAGTTTGTGACTTATTAGGATGTAATACTAATGATTTTAGCAATAAGGAAATCTTTAATGAATTACCTATAGAATGTAATATTAATAGTAAATCTTTTGGTCTTAAAGGAATTGTGGATAATTTGGTAATAGATCATGATAAGAGAATAATCTTTATAAATGATATTAAAACCACCAGTAAAGATCTTAAAGATTTCCACGAATCTATAGATTTTTATAATTATTGGATGCAAGCTGCAATTTATTCTACAATTATTGCAATAAAATTCATAAATTTAATTGATAGTGGATACCAACTGAAGTTTCACTTTGTTGTAATAGACAAAGCTTACCAAGTGTATCCTTTCCCAGTTAGTGACAATACAATGAATACCTGGTTTGGTAAGTTAACAGATGTATTAGAAAAAGCTAACTGGCATTATACAAATAAGAATTATGAATTACCTTATGATTTTGCAACAGGTAATGTAGTTCTATAAAGAAATTTAAAATGATAGATAAACTCTATGGAAAATACTTTCAGAAATCTAGATCGTTTCTATATCCTGCATTAGGTATAAAACGTACAAGCTCCACTATGCCTTCTGGTACTTATATATCAATCACTGATAAAATAGAACCAGAAGATATAAGACTTATATGTATTTTTCAACAAACAGATATTGAAGAATTTAAAGTGTTTGAAGAACAAATGCTTTTGAGTAATCCTCTGTTTGTTGAAAAAATACCTCTAAAAGACTATAATCTGTATGTGTTTGACTTAGAGATATATCAAGCTGATTATTTTAATTTTCTTCTTGGTAAATATTCTAAATTATCAGCTCATCTAAAAAGAGCTATTAAAAACTATTATGGTGAAAAGTCAGCAGAATATAAGTATATAGAAACGTATCTACATCCTGAAAAATATTTTGAAGTGTATGCAAAACTACTAGACATTGATGTTGAAATATTAAAAAAATCTGGAGAATTATGTAATCCATGTGACTTAGATAAAGAAACATTAAAAATTCCTAAGGAAGATTTGGAAATACTAAATAAAATATCGTAGGTTTGTAAAAAAAAATCAAGTATGAACAACACAATGTTATTAATCACATCTAGCTGGGGAGAAAAAAAGACTTTTAAACTTATCCCAGCAAGCAAAGAAGCTGTCTATAATGAAGCTATCTTTGATATTGATGCTAAAGTATTAGCACTTATTGGTAAAGAGAAAAAAGATACTATGCACATGTTAACCAAACTTAATGAATGGGGAGATCCTGTTAGTATGAAGATTGGTAAAAGATCTAATGGTAAAGACTATGCTGAAGAACGTAAAACTATAGAGACTTTCTATGAGTATTATATTGAGGATATTAAAGAAATAGAAAATTTTGTTAAGTCAGTAGCAATAAATGCTAAAGATTTTGATATCAAACCTTTCTTGGAATCTAAAGAAAAACCTCAAGTTGCTCCAAAAAATATTATAACTGCATAGGGTTATGTTTATAATTACCAAAATTTAGCAGACATTGTCTGCTTTTTTTGGCTCTAAAGGGGAAACAGCTTAACTGAATATTATAAAAATGGATAAACCACACTGGGTAATGGACTATGAAACTATTTGCAATTGTTTTATTGCAGTGTTTCAACATTACAAAACAGAAGAAACTAAAGTGTTCGTTGTTCACGAACAGAGAACAGACTTTCCTGAGCTTATAAAATTTCTTAATGATTGTGTAACTAAAAATCAATGGCATATATCCTATAATGGATTATCATTTGATGCTCAGATTACACAGAAGTTATTATTAAATCAAAAAGCTCTTTTAAAGCTTGATACTCAGGCACTTGTAACTTACATCTATGCTTATGCACAAACTGTTATTGAAAAATCTAATAAAGGAGACTTTGCTGAGTTTGCCCCGTATAAGTTAAAAATCAAACAGATTGATTTATTTAAGCTTAATCATTGGGATAACAAAGCAAAGATGTCTAGCCTTAAATGGATACAGTATTCTATGGACTGGCAGAATGTAGAAGACATGCCTCATAAACATAATGAACCAGTCACAGATAGTGACACGTTAGATTCTGTTATAAGTTATTGTATTAATGATGTTACATCTACCAAGCAAATATTTAATCATTCTAAAGAACAGATTCAGCTTAGGCAAAATCTTAGTAAAGAATATGGAATTGATTTATATTCTGCATCAGAACCAAGAATATCTAAAGAACTATTTCTTTATTTTCTTGAACAGAAAACAGGTCTTTCTAAGACACATCTTAAAACTCTCAGAACTCCAAGAGATTATATTGTACTTGCTGATTGTATCCTACCATATATTAAGTTTGAAACAGAACAGTTTAATAAAGTGCTAGACTATTTCCGTACTAAGGTGATTACATCTACTAAAGACGGATTTAAATATACACTTGATTATAAAAGTGTAAAAACTGATTATGGACTAGGTGGTATTCATGGTACAATTAGTTCTGGTATTTATGAAGCTAAACCAGGCTGGACAATAATGACGTCTGACGTTACTAGTTTCTATCCTAATCTAGCTATCAAGAATAACTTTGCTCCTGCTCATCTACCACAGAAAGAGTTTGGACAATTGTATGAGTGGTTCTTTGAAGAAAGAAAGAAGATACCTAAGACAGATCCTAAGAACTATGTATTTAAGATTATCCTAAATTCTACTTATGGACTTACAGGTGACGAGAATAGTTTTCTGTATGATCCTAAAATGACTATGCAGATTACTATCAATGGTCAGCTATTATTATCAAAACTTGCAGAAATGTTAAGTTTGGCTATTCCAGAAGGTCAGCCTCTTATGTTAAATACAGATGGCTTAGAGATAATGATACCTAATGATAAGGTGGAGTTGTATCTAGATATATGTAAACAATGGGAAGATCTTACACAGCTGGCTCTTGAGCATGATGAATATTCTAAGATGATCATCCGTGATGTAAATAATTACATGGCCGTATCTAAGAATGGTAAAGTTAAAAGTAAAGGTGCATTTGAATGGGAAGACTTAGCTAAAAAGAAAGTGGCTACATTCCATAAGAATAAAAGCTTTCTTATTATACCTAAAGCCATCTATGCATTCTTTGTAAATAATACTAAACCTGAAGATTTCTTAGATGCTAATACAGACATCTTTGATTATTGTGGAGCTGTTAAAGCTAAAGCTGGATGGAAATTTGTAGACAGACAACTTGTAAAAGGAGATGTTATAAATACTAAACAGCAAAAGATTGTTAGATATTATATATCTAATGAAGGAGGAAAGTTAGTTAAGTGTCATAATGATGGAAGAGAAATACAAGTGGAGTCTGGTGAATGGCTACAAACTGTAGTTAATAAACTAGATGCAAATGTTTCTTTCAATAGTTATGATATTAACAAGAAGTATTATTTAGAAGAGATATACAAACAAATAGAGCAGATTCAAGAACTAACATTCAAATCTGCAAAACAATTATCATTATTTTAAACCAACAATATGCCAAGTAAAATACCGTTCTACTCAGAACAAGAATTAAGAAATGCTAGTCTTCCAAATCATGGGGGACGTTATGCCGTAGTAGCACACGGTGATGTTATAGACAATGCAAAGAACCAGATATTAAATTCTGGATTTAGTATTAATAAAACAGAATATAGAATGAGCAATGATGGTAATATTGCTCAAGGAGTTTATCATCTAGACTATGCAAATGATCCTGATATGGGAATGATGTTTGCATGGAGTAATAGTTACAACAAAACTATGAGATTTAAATGTGCTGTAGGTGGGTATGTGTTTATATGTATGAATGGTGTAGTGAGTGGAAACATGGGTAATTATTCCAGGAAACATTCTGGTACAGCTTTGCAGGATGTAATAAATGAAATCACTCATCAGATAGCTCATGCTAAAGAACACTATGATGTACTTTTACAAGATAAACAAATGCTTAAGAATGTTCTACTTAGTCCTAGAGATAAAGGTAAAATATTAGGTGAGCTATTTGCTAATGATGAAATTCTCACTCTTACACAAGTGGGTATAGTTAAACGTGAACTTGATAAACCAAGTCACAACTATAACTCAGATGTAAATTCTGCATGGACTATGTATAATCATATTACACTTGCTCTAAAAGAATCTCATCCTAGTAGTTATATGAAAGATCATCAAAGAGTACATGGATATTTTGTTAATGAATTTGGTCAGTTGGTTACTACCACTAACCAACTAGTTGATCCTATAGATGAGGAAGATGAAGATGATGTAAGAGAAAATCTTATTGTTAGCCCAGCAGGTTCTGACTATGATGTAGATATGAATGCATATGGAGTAAATTTTCTCTAACCCAAAAACCAACAGGAGGTGGCTACACTATGTAGTCATCTCCATTTTTATTATGGAATACAAAAGAAAAAACACACTAAAAGGATGGATATATCACATCTGGTTAGTAATTTTGTCAATAACTAAAAAATCTATAAAATGATAATCGGAATTTCAGGATACTCTGGATCTGGTAAAGACACTGTAGGAATGATTATACAGTATTTAAATTGTACTAACAAAGGTGAATTAACCATAGAAGATGTATGTAAAGATTATAAGGATCATGAATGGTGGTTAGAAGACCAGTCTAGTTGGGAAATAAGAAAGTTTGCAGGTAAGCTTAAAGATATAGCTTCTCATCTTACAGGTATAGATATAGAAAAGTTTGAAGACCAAGAATTTAAAAAAACTTTATTAGGTCCTGAATGGGGAACAGTTGAACATAACCCATTAAACAATATACCTGTATTTGAAGATGTTCAATTTAATAGTTTAATGTCTGTAAGAGACTTTCTACAGAAGCTTGGTACAGATGCTCTTAGAATGGGATTACATGATAATGTATGGGTGAATGCTCTTATGGCTGATTATCAACCATTGGACTTTGATTCATTAACAGAAGCTGAAATAATGCCTAATTGGGTTATCACTGACACTAGATTTCCTAATGAAGCTAAAGCTATCAAAGATAAAGGAGGAATAATCATTCGTATAGATAAACCAGGTGTTAAACCTATTAATGATCATCCTTCTGAAATAGGACTTGATGGTTGGAATTTTGACTATAAGATAGCTAATGTATCCGGTATATTTGAACTAAAAGAAGCTGTTCAAGATATTTTAAAACATGCCAAATTATTATGAAACCAACACCATTAAGCAGAGACTTCTTACTCAATAGAGGTTTCTGCTGTCATAATGGTTGTAAAAATTGTCCTTATATGGAAAAGAATAAATTAAAAACAGCACTCTATTTAGACGATGTAAGAACACCTATAGAAACTATACGTGGGTATCACCCATGGAAGGTAGTTAGAAACTACGATGAGTTTGAAAAATGGATAATTGAGAATGGTGTACCAGACTTAGTATCTTTTGATCATGACTTAGCAGATGAGCATAGTAATGACTATTTTAACCAAGTGGCACAACAGGGGTATCAACATCCTAACTATGAGTCTTATAAAGAAAAGACTGGTGTAGACTGTGCTAACTTCTTAGTAGAGTATTGCCAGAAAATGAAATTAGATTTAAAACAATGTTGTGTACACTCACATAATCCTGTGGGTGCTAAGAACATTCAAGACTTTCTCAATGGGTTTAAAAAACACATGGGACAGGAACAGGATTGTTTCTTAATGAAACATCCATTTGAAATTAAAAAATAACAATTATGATAAAAGGCAATTTTGAATTTGAATTTTTAAGTCCTTCTAGATGTGTATTAGGTATATCTTACACTAAAGGAGTTATGCATGAACAAGATGGAATAGATAAAGACTTCCATGAAATATTATTAGGGTTTATCTTTTTTAATATAAGCTTGTTAATTACAAAAGTAAAAGAGGGAAATTAATCCCTCTTTTACTATCTGATATAGAAATTTCTAACATTCTCAAAGCTCTCCCATCTATTGAGCATACCCAAAGCTGGTATAACATCCTTAGCTTCTTTCCAAGCTTTAAGACTTCCTTTATGAGGGCCTCTTTCATAATAGTTCTTATCATAAGGAGGGAACGGAATACTAAGAACACTACTCATCATCTCACCATAATCTCTAAGAGTACTTAAACCTGCAATAGGATTTTTAACCATTTGATATTGTTGTTTAATACCAACTACAGGAATGTATGTTTGAATCTCTTGTTGTTGACGAGTCTGTTGATAGATCATAAAGTTGACCAGTTTTTTAACTTTATCATCATCAGGAGGAATACCAGCTGCAAGCATGCTAAATAGTTCAGCCATTATAAATGAAGCCATAAAGAAACCTAACTCTGCAATATTTTTATACATGTTTCTCACTTCCATATCACTCATTTTTTTATAAGCTTTAGACCCTGGAACAAGAACTGCCAGCATACCTGTAGCCTTTGCTAAAAAACCTTCTTCTGTTTGATAAACATATTTCATTACATTAAAAAATGTTCTGTAACGTCCTTCTATTTCACCAAGGTTTTCATTAGTATATCTTTTCTGAAATCTTGCACGTATAGCAGGGTATAAAAATTTATGGAACTGAGCACCAAGTTGTCCTAACCAATGAGATTGAATAACCATTCTATCTTCCCAAGCATAGTTACCATGTATTTGTTTATTCACTTCATAGATGTAGTTAGTAACTTTTGTTTTAAAAGCTTCATCTATTTCGTATCCTGGTTTAAGAGTTAATTCACCAGTATTTGGATCAAAATTAAAAGCATCATATATAGCTAACTTTTCTCCTGTTTGATTGTGTGTAAGTTCAAACTTACTACTCATTGTTACAGCTACACCAGTTTTACTCTGTACATTATACTCACCACCTTCTTGAAATATGTAAGCAAAACTAGCTATATCCACTCTACCTGCATCAGCTTGAAACTTACGAACCATTCTAAAATAGTTTACAATAGCCTCATACTTAGAATTAGGTCTATCTAATTTATACACTCCATCTTTAGATCCCATTCCTTTCATTAACCCTGGTATATATTCTTTGTTATAAGAACCAGTGGATCTGAAATAAGCTTTTCTTTCATAATAAATACCACCATAAGCTTCTATGGCATTATTTATTCTACCCATTACGTAGTTATTTATACCACCAAATATATTGAAACCAAGTCCCTTAAGAGATGTTAAATTTTGAATCTTATTTGCAACCTGAGCCACTGTACTATAATCATACTCATCATTATTATAGTACACCATCTTAAACCATTTCTTAAGACGTTTATATGCAAGAGATTCTCCTTCACCTTTTATAACAGCTTCACCTTCAGTACCTTTTTTAACAAATTTTTCTTCTTGAGAATTAGCTACGTAATATTTTTTCTTCTCAACTATTTTAGCTATAGATAATAAACTACTTTCAATATCTGACATCTGTTCAAACTTCTCAGCCATCATTCTAAATGCTATTAAGTTTTCTACAAGATCTACATTAATATCATTAAATTCAAGTTTACCATTTTCAATAGCAAGAGACAAGTTAAGTTTCTTAAGTTCTTTCTCATACTCTTCAGTACCTATAGATTTCTTAACTATATACTCAGCTTTTAAATCTTTAATTTTTTCTTTTATGTTTTCAATCTTCTTTTCATTTCTAGCATCCCCTGTGTAAAGAATAGGTAAGTTATCTACAGGAATACCATCATCATCTGTAAGCCTTTGTACAGAATGCATCTGAGGAGCTGTACTAAACCAATCACGAGCACTTCTTGTTACAGCCTTAAAGTAAGATGTTCCTTTACGTTTAGCAGCATTAAGATAATTATCTTTCACTCTAGCCACTTTACCTAACATTCTTACTTGTTCTGATATAGTTAACTTTTCAAGAGTGCCTCTCATTTCTTTATCAAAGAATTTATAAAATTCTAACTGAACTCTTTCAGCATCATTCTGTGGATTGTTAAGTTTAACATATCTAGAATCTCTCATGTCTTCTCCAGTGGAACTAAGCTCTTTAATTTCTACATACTTACCTTTAGGAAACCAAGCTGTTCTTTCTTCTGTCTTACCACTATAAGAACCATCTTTTTCAAACACTGCTCCTAAATATTCATTACGATCATAGTATTTGTTTTTATATTTTCTATAATCTTCATCACTCACTGTGGGTTTTTTAATCCAACTAAGAAAACCTTTTCTTAAAGAAGCAGGATGTGGAATTTCATATTTAGCTCTTTCATTGATAAACTCTGAAGATAGTCTATGATACTCACCACTAACTATTTGATTATTTTCATCAAGAGTTTCAGCTTCTCTAAACTGTCTAACTTTTTCTTTTTTCTTTTGAAGGTCAATGTTATGAAGTATGTCTTCAGCACTTGCATCTTCTAAATTAGCTATAGGAATATACTCAAGTTGATCTCCATTCTCATCTTTAAGAAGACCATATATTTTACTTTTAAGATCATAATACTTTTGACCAATAGCTTGTAAATAACGTCCTGAAAAATTTCCATCAGCATCATAGTTAAGCATAAAAGAGAAGTCTATTTTACTTACTCCTAAAGCATTAGCTAATTTATTACCAAGAGTTTTAGCTCTGATAATAAATTCATCTGTTCTATTTTTAGCTTTTTGGTCAGCTTCTGTATATAAGTTAGCAGCAATAGCAAGAAGTTTTTCTTTACTGTTTTGTAAATCACCTAAAGCATATTGATCACCACTGATATCAAAACCTTCTTTAAGAATAGCATCTATCTCAGCTTCTGTAATAGGTTGATTAGATTTTTTCTTAATTAAGTCTTTAACATAAGCTTCTAAAGCAGGATTTATTTCTTGCTTTACAGCATTAAGAAGACTTTGTACATCTCTCATTAGTTTATATTGTTCCTGACTGCCTAGTCCTAGTTCTGGGATACTAGCCAGCCCATCATAAGAATCAACAAACTTCTCAGCTTCTAATACTATATCTATATATCCATCATTGCCCACCTTGGTAGGGTCTGTGATATACTTATACATGTTAGTAAGACTATCTTTAGTATAGTTTAAAAGTCTACCAAATGAAACATCCGGTCTACCAAGATCTTTTGTTTCTATTGCTGTTAATAGCTCTGATATTTTATCAATAGTTTGTTCCTTACTTTCTTCAGTGAATGCTTCAAATCTTGCAGACTTTGTAAGATTTTCTAAATATAACTGACGTTGTCTTAGTTTAGTAACATACTTCTGTATTGTACCTTTTAGTTTATCAAGTAGATCTCCTGGAATATCTTCTTCTGGAAGAGCTTCTGAATCACTTAAAAAGTCTTCAGCATCTGCCGGGTTATTCAGTCCAAGAAGTTTCTTGAATGATTTTATCTTACTTCTATTTCCTTTAGTAGGTACTATTTGATTAACTTCATTAACATTGGCACTAGGTTGGTGAACCTGAATACCTTCCCATTGAAACTGCACAACTTTTTGATCCTTACCTTCTCCTTCTACATCTAATAAAATATGTAATGTAGATATTCCTTTTACTGGATACCCATTTACTTCAGCAAGTCTTTTATAAACAGCCACCTGAATACCATGTTGTTGTTGTGTAGTGAGTGGTCCTTTTAATACAGCCTCAGCACCTACATCGTAAGCTTTATTTCTATATCTATCACTTTTAAAACTATTCTTAGAAACTTTTAAATCACTAATAAATATATCTCCATTAGGTTTAATAATGAATATATCCAGTGAACCAGCTATTCCAGATTGTGGGTCAGCAAGTATAATCTGAGGAAGTATAATAGAACCATCTGCTGTTAATCCTATAATATATCCCTGCAGTGCATCATATGCTCTTCTAGATATGTCTTCTGATACAACACCTGTCATGTTAGCCTTAGCTTGATCAAATGTTTTACCTTCTATAATGTCTTGTAAAGTTATATCAAAGTTTTTACCAAAAAGTCTATTAAGTTCGAATAATCCTTCAGGATCTTTTAGCTCACCCTTGATAGCAGTGGTAGTAGATTTATATATCTGCCCTGTCTTAGTGTGCATGTATATATGATTCTCTTCTTCAAGTATTACTTTACCAAGATCTTCCTCACCCGGCTTAGCTTCAAAGAGCAGGTCATCAATAACTTTATTCTGAATGTCATTTGCAACCTGCTTCATCCTTTGTTTAAATCCTCTTGTCTTTTCATCTAATTGATACTGAGCATTTTGTTCTATAGGAAGTTCTCCAAGATTTATTTTTGTATCTGACATTGACACCATATCAGCTAGATCTTGAAGATTATAATTAAGTTGTAAATCTTTAACTTTTATACCAAGTAATTTATTTAAAGTTCTACGAAACCAGTTTGTAAACTGAGATAGGATAGATTGTCTAACTCTTTCTGTTTTACTTTCCACTACATCCCCTGTATCAGTCAAAGTTTTAGAAGATAACTTACCTAGATAACTAACAAGAGCTTCGTCCAACACTTCTTCTTCAGATAGAGTAGAATACCCCGGTGATGTTTTAATACTTTCTATTTCATCTAATCCTTCTTGTACAGATTGAAGTTCATTTATAAGCTTATTGTAAAGACTTTTATTATCTTTTTTAAGAGCAGATATAAAAGGGTGAAAGTATTCATGGAAAGGAGTGTCAGCTGTTATGTTTTTAGCAGAGTTAATATACACTCTACCATTTTCAAACTTACCTTTCCAATCAGCATTAGGTTCATTTACAAATTCATAATCTACACCAAACTTTTCTTTTAGTCTATCTAACACTTTAGCAACACTTCTTAATTCAATGGTTGGTACATTGGTAGGAGCATCTTTTTGAAATAACACTTTACCCATATCTCTTTTAGTATCTATTTTAACTTCATTCCAAGTGTTGCCATACTCGTCTGTAACCACCTTAGGATTGTATCCTTGTTTTTTAAGAACATTAGCTACATTCTCTTCATAGAATTTATATATAGGTTTAAGAGCACCAAACCCTTCTCTATCTACTCTTTCAAGTTCTTGTTTAAGTTGATCTATTTCATTATCTATGTTTGTATTTTTAACACCTCCATTTTCTAAATCAATTTGACCAAGAATTCTTCCTCCTCCAGGCAAAGTTTGTGCTGGTAATGCTGTACTTGGTACAATGTTTCCTTGTTCTTTTTTTATTCTTTCAAGCTTTTTTATCCTATCTTCTTTCTGTTTCTTAAACTCTTCTAATGTTGTATGTCCTTCCACTTTACTAGCTGTATTACCAGAAGGAAATAACACTTTCTCATATCCTTTCTTAGCTGAATCTTGTACAATAGATTTAATGAAGAATGTAACCCAGTTAGATCCTTGATTTAATAGTTGTAGGAATTGATTTTGTTTAATTTCAGTTCCATTTTTTTTAGCTCTTAAATACTCTTCTTTTGTAAGATTAATATATTCTCCTCTTATTCCTTTAAAATAATTATTATTTATTTCAGAATAATAATAAGTATAACCTTTACTATCTTTAAATGTTTCTTCAGAACTTGCTGAATTTTTTTCTATAGTATTTACTAAATCTTTTTTATCTCTACCCTTCTGAAAAAGATCAGATTGTAGTTCTAGTATTCTACGAGTATTGACTCTTTTTCCTCCTTCTGAATAAGTTGAAGGTGCAATAGGATCTGGATCATATTTAACAATAGCTCCAACAACAGCATCATCACTTCTAAACCATCCTATACCATTCTCTGTAGCAAACTGAGCATGTCCTGTAATAGAAGGAGTGATGGCTGGTGTAGCTATTTCATTCTCTGTATAATTAGTTCCTCCTGGAACTGTTAAATTAGAATAGTATTGAGTATTT